GGTGTCTCAATTCCGCACAAGAAATATCCTGCAAAGCCATTACCGTCTGACTGGGTATGCGTGCGCCATGATTGATGTGGGTATGCTTTTAGCAAGGCAGCAAACAAAACTGCACGGTGAAAATAAAGATCGCCAAAGGTATGACTTCCATCAAAAATCTTGTCGGTCTGGTCACCTTCTAGTTGCTGATGAATTTCCCAATTTATCTTTCTGATTTTCTTACTTGGTGCCATCGTCAGTCACCTCTTCTTTCTTGCAGTCTTGCAAGTGATAATGATTTATTTCTAGCTTTGTAAATTTGGCTTCTGGACGATCAAGATCAATGTGAAACGAGTCAGCAGCATTGCAAATTTCATGATCAATCTTGTAAAAATAGCTGTCGTCCGTATGTGGCACCTTAACGTTGTATTTCTTCTCATTTTCAACGGTGTAGCCATTGACGTAAGCCTCCACGAGTAGTCTCTCCAATTCATATCCGCTACCAGCATTTTCAGTAATATACTTTGCTGGCCACACATAAAGATGTGCATCTTCAACGATCTTTGCTTGTTCCTTGCTTAGCATCACCTTTTTAGGCTCCTCAACGAACGTGACAACGTGACCACCATAATCATGAATCACGTCTTTGGCATCTAGCTCGTTATCTGTGGTCGGGCAAGATGCGTAGCTTAGTTCCCAGAAATCGTCTTGGTCTTTAAAGTCCCAGTATTTTCCTTCATCGTTCTTTACCGCGTACAGTTTTTCTTCGCTCATTTTTCTTCCTCCAGTTTGTGTAAGATGTTCATGTTGTGAATGTGTGCCAGCGTATCATCAAGTTCCTCTTGCGAATGGATGAATGGAATGCTGTATTGCCCGTCTTCGTCCTTGTATTCTGCTGGTAGATGAGGGTGACCAATATCATATACGGTATGACAACGACCATCTGTGATTCCATCTAACACGATGAACACGATATCGTTTGATGGCTTCCATTTAACATTAATCAAGTTAGGAATCTTAAAGATTTCCCGTGCGTAATTGCAAAGCATGATATTGTACTTCCGGAAGTTTTCATGATCATTGTTAGCTAAGCAGTTGCGCGTAACCATCGCCAACTGATACAGTCCTTGATTCCAATCATAGTGGTCATGCGGCAATGCAAATGCTGCTGTTACTTTCATTTTTCGTCCTCCTGTTTGATTGGCACTAGTTTGTAGTCCACATCTTCATATATGACGCCTACAACCTTGCCAGTCTCTTTGCTGATGTAGATGTCATCGAACGTGTCGTCTCCTGTTTTCATTGCTCGGCTTCCTTTCCCGCTGCTAATTCCTGAATGACTTCGTTGTATCTTGCGGGTATCTCTGTTGATTCAATGTGACTTTGTTCAGGCTCTAGCCATTGTCGAATATCAAATTCTTGTTCAACGTCTTTGCTGTGTGGCATCACATTCACTGTGCTGAAATGCAAATAGTCGTCTTCATCGTTTTGGATGAAATATACTTGTCTAGCAGCACGTGTCAGACTGTCACCATGAACAATTGTTGCGTTCATTCCGCGAATGGCACAATTGAATATCAAAAACGGCAACGTGCTATCGCCAAGCTCTTCCATATGGTAAAAATACATGCTTGGCCGGTAGTCCCATGGCTTGTGCTTCAAACGGTCTTGTTGCCATCGTTGAATCATCATTGATCCAGTCCCAGCGGCAACCTCGTAATACTCGCTACTGTCATTCGATCCAACGAGCATGTTCACGAGCTTGCTGATACTCTCCGGAGTGAAATCTTGTTTCTTGTCTTTTCGGTCAGCTTGAACGCTCATGAAATATTGCGAGAACCAGTCATGCGATACGTCTGTGCTGACATCTAGGAATTGCTTAAAAAGCTCGTTACGCTTTTGCTGATCCATGACAATCTTCATCAGTGCTGCTGGTGCCTGCTGTGCCTCACGAACGCCTAACAGTTTGTGAACGACATCTGCTGTGAATTTGGTCGTCATTTGTGTGCCTCTCATTTCGCACTGACCGACTTCACAGCCTGATCTGAATAGTCCCTGATGCTCTGTGCATCTTTGATGGCCTGTGATAAGTCATTGTTTGCCTGCTTGGCGGCTTCTAACTGTGATGTAAGGTCATTGATTGTCTGCTGCTTAGCGTCGACCTCCGCCTGTTTCTGGGCGACTGCTTGCTGGCCTTCAACGATCTTTTGCTGAATCTGGGCATCTTTGCTTGCCATGTCGTTGTCGTATTGCCGTTTTAAGGCCGCATACTGTGCCTGCGCGTCAGACAACTGATGTTGCAAATCGGATAAGCTAGATTGTGAAGCGTTGATCTTAGCCGTCAACTTGTCGATATTATTTTTGGTCTCAATGATGTTCTGGTGGCCTTGCCAAACATTGTCGGCAATGGCAGTTGCACCGGCCCCAAACATAAGTCCTGCTAAAACAGTTACTGTGAGTGTAAGTTTTTTATTCATGATCTTTTCTCCTTAGTTTTTAAAGTTGTTCTTCCGTGAATATCCCTGTGTGATAGTCATATCTGGCAATCGTGATTGGTATCTTGTACCTGATCATGAACAGCAACATTCGAAGTCTGGCATCGGTGGTCAAAGTCGCGTCTCCGCCTTTAACGTCAACAACTTTTGTCAATTCGTCACCGTCATAGAAGCAGTAGTCTGGTGTATATATGCGTGCTGAATAACGTTTTCCATTGATCTTGAATGCCGACAAAATCTCAAACGATTCTTGAATCGTTACCTTCTGTGGTTTGTTGCGTATCAGCATGTAATAGGCACCCTCTGCTTTGCTTGCGAATCGAATGCCATCGATCACAACTGGCTGTGCGTTGTATTTTCCTCTGCGTCTCTTGCGAACAACCATGGCTAACGACTCGCAATCTCTTCATGGCCGTTGTTGCGGCGTGGAAGCTTGATCTCAAATTCATCTGCCACTCGCTTCACGAACGTTGTTGACTTCCCAATCCGTTTCGCAACGTCAATCAGCGTGTCGCATTGTGAGGCCGCTTCTGCAATTCCGCGCGCGTATTTGGCACGGGCTTCTTTTCGCTTTTTTGAAATCTTTTTAAGGCCGTTGTTGACTGAAGTCTTCAAAATGTCACTGTCATCAACACCGATTACCGCACGTTTCTCAACAATCGCTTTCTTTGATACAACGATCAGGTTATTGAACTCTTGCTTCTCTATTTTTGAGAATGCTTCGCTTTCAGAGATGCCTATCATTGCTGAGTTCTCGTAGCGCTTAAGCAATTCAGCCTTGAAATCGCGCCACACTTTGTCGCCCTGTTTGTATAAACGCACTGTTACTTGTGTCATAATTCTGCCTCCTGCTTAATTAATGGCGTTTCTGAGAAGTCCAGTGTTGCGAAGTGCTTAGCTAGTTTAATTAACTTAAGCAAGCTGTCCGAAACTTGGCCATCAGCATATATGCTATCTGACGCTTCATGAATCATGCGTGTATTTGCCTGAGCAATGTTCTCAACAAGCACGGCGATGTCTTGCCACTGTGCTTCAGTAACGTTTAGGCAACCACTGTCATAATCACGTTCAATGTCCGCTACTGTTTGATTCAAGGCCATTCCGTAGGCCCACAGTCGCTTATCCAAGCGTTGCAAATATCTATTCGTCATTTCTTCGGCTGTCACGATCTTTTCCCCCTTACGTCGGTTAGCTTTTCAAAATTCAAGGTGCAATCTTTTGATTTTGGAATAATTCGACTGATGAGTTTGCTGTTGTACATGTGCTCAAGCTCGCTCATCTCGTTGTTCGTTGTGATGATTGTTGATAGACGAGGCATGTTGCTCTCAAAATCAAGACGGGCATTCGCAACACGGTACATCAGCTCTTGCATATCGCGCCTAACTGGCTTGATGTCGAGTTTCATACCGCCTTCTGTCCCGAAGTCGTCCAACAACAGCACGTCAGCCTCTTTCATTGCCCGCTCAATGCCCGCTAAACGCTGGCGAACGTCTGGTGCATCGTATTGCAAGCTCATTAGGTTACTCAGCTCTGCTGTTGAAATAAACAGCCCTGACTGGCCTTCATCTCGTAGACTCGTCAGCATTGCCAAAGCAAGTGATGTCTTTCCTGTTCCACGAGGGCCAAATAAAATCACGTTTTCAGGCGTTTCTTGCATTTGTTTTGCCAACTTGTACGCCCTATTTCCCAGATCTCTTGATTTCTGCAAATCCATCTGCATTTCAGGCTGCCATTTTTCGAACGTAAACTTAGCCGGAACGTTTCCGGGGAAGACTGAGTAGCGATAAATGGCACGTGCCTTTTTACGGTTCAGAGTAGCCATAGAGCGTTCGTAGAAGCGCTGTTCAATCTCGGCCTGAGTTGGCAGCTTGCTAACGTCCATTCCTCGCTTTTCGATTATTTTTTGCACGTCCGCATGTGTGAATAGGCCTTTAGTCGACTCCATATCCCCAGTTCTCCTTTACTTCTTTGCGGTCTGGTTGCTTCTCAGGCGTCTTAGTATCGTATTCGTTTCGCCAACCATGACCGGTGAACCAGTTACCAGCGGTCGTTACAAAGCCTTCTTGCTTGTTGTTTAGCTTGATATAGGCTTTGTATTCAGCAATCTTTGCCAGCACCTGATCCTTAGTAGTTTCACCAGATTCAACGGCCTGTACATAAGCTTCCTGAGATTTAGCATAGTTGCCTTGTTTCTTTGGGTAGGCTGGCCACACTTCAGTTGCAAACTCTTCAGGCAAACTCATCACACTCCCGTCCCCCTTGGGGGATTTAGGGGGTGTTTTAGTCTTACTCAAGTCATTCTCGGTAATACTAAAGAACCGTTCCGCATTCTGTTCCGCAGGTTGCCCCGCATTCTGTTCCGCGTTTTGTTCCGCATTCTGTTCCGTTTTTTCTCTCAAGCTGTTCCGTTTTTCTGATAATGGACGTCCATCTGGGCTCAAAGGAACAATTTTATAAATGGGACTATCCTCATTTTTCTTGCCCTTCACGTACATGAGAAGCTCTTGCTGTACAAGCACGTTTCTTGCTTTTGATAGTCCGTCATCAGACTTAATGCCAGTGAGAGACTTAAGATAGTCATTCTGGAGGCGGAAGGAAGCATCTAGTAATCCGCTATCGTTCGCGTAGTCTAGTAACTCGCGATACAGACAAGCTTGATTAACGGTGAGTTTCTTTACCGCTACCTTGAACTGACGAAATGCTCGTCGCTGGTTGAAATAGTTCATTCGAAGATCACCTCCGTTTTAATGGGCCTCACACCCATCCGTATGGTTACGCCATATCGTCTAAGGTTTTTAAAATGGAAGATCGTCATCGTTAACATCAATCGGTTTTCCACTAGGCTGATTCGTTGTGCCTTGCGTGTCCCGGTTGCTTGACACTCTAGCATTATCTGTCTGCTGTGCTGGCTTCGGCTCTAACAAACTAAAGTTTTCAGCAATCACTTCTGTGACATAAATTTTTTGCCCTTGCTTGTTGTCATAGGTGCGGGTTTGAATGTGCCCTTCAATGCCGATCAACGAACCTTTGTGTGCGTAGTTTGCTAGATTTTCAGCTGGTTTTCGCCATATCTGACAGCTAATGAAGTCTGTCTCGCGATTGCCACTTTTGCTTTTAAAACGCCTGTCAACAGCCAAGGTGAATTGCCCAACTGCAATTCCGCTTGTGGTGTAACGTAAGTCGACATCTCTTGTAAGCCTTCCGTTAAGAGCAACTGAATTGATCACTTGGCTTCCTCCTCTCCAATGCCTGACAAGTCATCAGACAGCTCTAATTGAACGGCACCGCTCAAAATTAGAGCTTGAGCATAGCTGAGAACGTCCAATCCATTTCCTTTAGGGCGCTTTTTACCAAGAACCGCATAAACACGTTCTGACTTATTTTTGTCAATTAACGGCATGTTGTCTTTTAGGTAGGCAATTACCCTAACTCGTTTTGCTTCTTGCTCTGACTTGTATTCGTCCAGCAGTGATGCGGATTGACCGTCATCATCTTCATCAGCAACAATCCCAAAGGCGAGCGAAAGGCTAATGCGCTTGGCATATGTGATGCTTGCCCCCTGCTTTTGCATGTTTGCATCATCTGGAAATGTGACTCCCCATACGATCTTTTTTTCTCCGCTGCTGTGCGTTATTTCGGTATAGATTTTGTGAATTGTTTTGCCATTACTGTCCATTTGATCCGTAATGCCTTGAATGTAGCTGATCCCATTGTTCGCTTCTTTTATAGCGGCTCTAACTGCGTGATCAATGGCGCTAAAGTCGGCGTAACTTCCGTAATGGGCTTTTTTGTTTTTGACAGGCTGCTTCATGGCAAGCTGGACATCGTACAGTGCCTTATTTAGTTCAGGAGTTGATGTTTGGTCTAATTGTTGGTCCATCATTTTGTTATCCTCTTATTTTCTTGGCCACTGTTTGAATCCACGTTCTTTTAGAAATTCGACGACTGAAATTGGATCTTCTTTTCCGAACAATGTGTTGACAATCGCTTGGTCACTGAAGTAATCAGATGGATCGCGCAATACCCGATGGTAGAACCAGCCAATTCCATGCTCCACAACTTGATCGCTCAAATAGGAAAACTCTTTTCCTTCATTAAATGCGCCATCAAGTGGAGAGGCATACTGGGACTGGTAAAACCAAGGCTTCGTACGATCAACATTCCAGTCATCAGCCATTGACAAGAACTCCTCCGCCTGCTCCATATCCATATCTTTGGGCAAGACGGTACCGTGATAGGATTCCCAATCAGCGATGGCTTTATCTTCAAGTGCTTCTCGCCGTTGATATTCATTCAGAACCGCTGTGTTGTAATCAAGCATGGTCATCAACCGCCTTCCGTGATAAACTTAAGTTATAATTTAATGTGCTAAGTTTTTGACTTCCCGTAGTTGGCGCTACGGGATTTTTTTGTGCGCATTTGTTGAGCATTCGTTGACTAAGTTCGAACATCCAAAGCCAACCGCTATCTCCGTGGCTCTTGTAAATCACGTTCTCGGCTTGATCATGAATGTCTTGCCAATATGCCTTCGTATCACGCATAGTTCTTCCTCCTAACGTGTCCATTGTTTCCAACCTCCTGCTACCGTGGCACCGATCATGATGCCAGCCATAGCTACAAGCAGATACTTCCAAAAGGCTGATGTTGGATCGAATAGCACTGACATGATCGCTTCTAGCATTGTTAGTCCTCCGTGTATGTTTCCATGAACTTGTCAACTGCCTTTGAGTACCA